TTTTGGGTCGATAATTACAAATATAGATCTGTTCGTGAGTTCGTGAAGGAATGAAGGAATGAGGAAGGGGCGCAGACGCGTCGCCGGGCACGGGCACGGGCACGGGCACGGGCACGGGATGGAAAAATACTGGGGGTGTTTGACTGTTTCTATGCAGGCTGCTTAGGCGGACGGGACGACGACGGACTTGTACTTACCCTGACCCGCGACGCCGATCAGGATATCCAGCTCCTTGCCGTCCTTCTCAGTGTGACGGTAGATCTTGCCGGAGGGGACGCCGATCCACAGCGTCTCGCCATCGTGCTCGAATGCCTCCATCTCCTCCTCCTCGACAGGCTTGACCTCGGGCTTGACCTCAGGCTCGGGCTCGGGCTGGGAGTCGAGCGTGAGCTTGGCGATGCCGTCGGCGAGGTCGTCGGGGCTAGCCTTGGCGGCCAGGAAGGCGCGGATGTGGCCGGCAGGCGCCAGCGCGGCGTAGTCGTCCTTGGTCTTGGCGTTGGCGTACTCGGCAAACTCCTTCTTGAGGTCGTCCGTCACCTCGCCACCGGTGCCCTTGACGATCTCCTCGAAGATCTTCTTGGAGGCGGGAGTCCAGGTGAAGTTCTTCTCGGACTTCTTGCGAGGCGTCTTCTCCTTGACCTCGGGCGCAGGGGCACCGGCCCCCGCGTTGGCGACAATCGGAAGGAGGTGGCTGCGGGCGAAGCCGATGAAGTCGCCGCCCTTGGCATCGATGTCGGCCTGTGTGGCCTCCTTGTAGGCCTTCATGACCTCCTTGAGCTTCTCGGGCGTTGCACCTGGGAGCGCGTTGAACAGGTCCTTGGACTTGGCGCTGACCGTGCGGGCACGGGGCTTCTTGTCAGTAGAAGCCGCGTCACCTTCATTGGATGCGTCCTCGCCAGTATCGACCGCGACATCGACCTCGGTCGTGGTCTCGGCCTTGACCTTGGGCACAGCCTTGGTCTTGGCCTTCTTGGGAACGACGGTCACGGGAGCGCCAGTGGTGCGCTCCACGAGACCCATGGCGACGAGAAGCTCCTGAGAGAACTTGTCGGCGTCGATCTCGAACATTCCAGAAATGCTGCGCACAGCCTTGGTGATCTCCTCCGTGATGATGTGGTTAATCTTGATGATGCTCATGTTGCTTGCTTGTTTGGTATGATGTGTAAGATGCTCGGGGGCTTCTTGATCCGTTTTTGTTTTCGGCCAATCCGTTTTTGTTAGTTCGCAAAAACGGATCGGTGAAGTCCGGGGGAAACGAATGAGTCCCGGCGCCATCTTTACAACACATCACATCACACCATGAGCATGTTCGAGAACAACAACTACGACCACGATGAGGACTATCAGCGCTATCTGGACTGGAAGAGCAGGCAGGAGGAGCTCGCGAAGGAGCTCGAGGGGTACGACCACGAGCTGGACCTGTTTCGGGAGAACGAGGCGCGGGAACACCAGGCGGCAGAGCATGAGAGGGATACGGAGAACGACTATCTCGTCGGGGACTATGGGATGGGTCCGATCAGCAAGTGGAAGCGCAAGCCGTGCGTGGCAGCTGAGGATTACGACTACGACTACGAGGAGGAGGTGAAGCAGCTGACGACGGGCGAGAAGATCGTCCAGGAGGCTCAGGCTGTCTCGCGCGAGGACGGATGGGGCGGCGAGGAGGACGTGCGTCAGCTGGCGCAGGTCACGGTGAATGGCGTGTATCGCTACGAGCTGGAATGGCTGCCCGAGACGGACCAGCTGCGGGTGGAGGTGGATCAGTACCGCAACGGTGATCCGCTGTATTACTGGTACCCCGACCACCGAGGGACCATGCACGTTCTCTGCAACCTCCTGGGTGTCTCTGAGGACAAGATCCGCATCACAGGTCTGTCGTTCTTCCCCAGGGACGGGGATACGGCGCTAACGGCGTTCAACTACGAAACGCGCCAGTTCATGCGCAGCACGTGGCGGGACTACGCAGAGGACGGCATGGCGATGCAGTTCAACGTGGAGATTGAGGAGGAGGACGGCGAGAACACTATCGAACTCCCGCCAGGGAAGATGTGTGAGAACAAGTGTTACGACGGCGCCTGTGACGGGACGAACTGCGAGTTCAAGCCCACGCAGCCGCAGGAGCGCCCACACGGAATCGACGGAACGCAGTGCGACTGCGATACGTGCGTGCCCCAGGAGGGATTTGCCGAGCCGGAACCGGAACCAGAACCGGAACCGGAACCAGAGCCAGCATCAGCCGAGCAGGTACGTTGTCTCGATAAAGAGTTCGAGTTACTCGTCGCTCTCTGCATCGCCCTCCTTGCCGCTTTCGTCGCAACGGTCTTCTCAACGGTATAATGTAAAACTAACATCCACCATGTTCTCGTCCAGCAGTTTAGGATAGGGAACTTTTTAGACCTGCACTTAATTTTTAGGCTTATTTATAGTTTTTTTGATACTACGAACATTTCTAGCTACACCGCTATTATCCACTCCACTTGAAACCATTTCACCCTTGACCTTCTTGTAAATTCTATATTCATCTAATTCCTCTTTTGATTCCATTACACGTTCATAATCATTCTGATTCATAAATACTTTGTTGAAATGCCAATCACTAAATATCTTTATAATACTGCTATCCAATGTATCATCGCGATCCCGTACTTCTTCATTTGTACAGTGATCCTGCATAAACTCTAGGACCGCATCTTTGTATTTTTCTAAGGGTAATAGTCTTGTATTTTCTTTCTCCAAAGAGGTCTTCTGTTCTTTGAGTTCTTTGAGTTCTGCTTGTAGGCTTTTATTTTGCTCTTCAAGGCTCACTTCTTTCCCCTTCAGTTCTTCAATACAATGCGCATTATCAAAAATGGTTTGACGCATTGTATCTACATCTAGCGTAGCATGTTCTGTCATATGCGGTTTCCATTTACCAGCAAATAGATAAAACTGCTTATTGAGTTCCTGTAGTGAGGCAGTTGTATCCGATATGGTTTTTTTCGCAATAGGATGAATGTCATTGGTATCCCGCGGATGATAGTGTATGTAATTTTCAGGAATATTAGATATACTCATTCCTAATTTTAACGCTTTAAGAATGCTTGATGGAATTTTATAGGGAAGAGGCTCTAGTTTTATTACGGGTCTATTCGCATCTGGTGAATATATGCCAACATATTGCATACTACCAAATGGGTTTTCACCTTGAACTTGTTTTGTAAGGAAATATCTTCCATGGCTTGTTAAAGCAATACAGTTAAAAGTATCACGCGAATTATGTTGGTCTCTCGGTTTATATGTTTCGCGTTTGTATATAACAAATTCATCTTTTGGAAGGGCAAAGTCAGTCCAATAATAACGTCCAGGGACCGTATGGCTGGAAACCACGGTGGATACTAAACTCATGGGAATCCGAACACATGGTTCATATAGAACACCTTCAACATGCTCATACGAATACATATCTTCAATTCCCTGTAGAGACATAGTATCCCTTTGCCCTCTCATTTTACTGAATAACTCAGCCATCTCCTTCACCAATTTCTTTTCAGTATCTTCTAGGTAATTAACAATGGGTTCCATTCTATAAATATAAGGCGGGCACGTTTTAAACCGGTACGTTTCATACTCAATTTACCCTGAAAAAGTGCCGGTTTGAAATGCCCACCGGTCTAAATTGTAAAAACGAATCAGACTCCCGGAATAGGATCTTAAAAACAAGAATGACCTACGTTGCAACGATCGCGGCTATCAGGAAGGTGTGCAAGAAGATCAATATCTCATACTCTGTGGGAGGCGATGGACGCATTATCAGTGCAGTCAAAGAGAAGGAGTATCTAGATGCCCTTGTCGAGGGGCTGAAAGATGAGCACCCATATACCGTGTGTGAGATTCCGAAGGATCGACATTGGTACGATATCCGCATCAACAACATCCCTATCAACCTCAAGATCACGAAAGGGGGTACGGATAATGCCTTTAATAAGGTCGCGTTCCTTTACACGCTGACAGGGCTAGAAGTCCAGAAGAAGAACATGAATATGAACAAGTGGTTTGAGCATGTTCGGACAACCCCTCACAAGACTGAGAGGGATCGCCAGACAGAGTACCACTATCTCGTGGTCGATAAGGATACCGGAACCATACTTCTGAAATCTATCTTGGACATTCACACGTACAAGTCCAATCCCGCCAATATCTTCCAGATCAACTGGAAGAAAGAGTTCAAGAATATTGATTACGTGACTCCGGAAGACAAGTATCGCGCGAGTCTCCTGGAGTTGTTTGGAACAGTGCAAAAATCTATTCGCCAGGCGATTGCTGGCATGGACAAGTTCGCAGACGCTGATCTCAAGAAGATGTTCTCATAAGAATGTTTGAGACTTGATTATGACCAATCTTGAATCGACCTGAGAAGGTGTATTCATTTTTTAGTTCGGAGGAGTTCAGATGGGCGAGGACCGGAGCGAGATCCATGGGCTGCTTGGGGATCAGACAAAGCAGTGCTCCGCCAAAGTACGAGACAGTTCCCGCGAATGCGACCTCGGACTGACGAGTAAGGTTGCGCACGTAGATACAAGGCTTTCCGATATGCTCATCCATGGCCCTCTTATTGCGTGGAGCACCCCACTCAAACCAATTTGTCTCTCCAAACTTCTTGATCTTGCGACCCATGAGTGCGTCTTTGTGGGCAGCAAGATGGGCATCAATCTGGGTATTCCCGCATGGATAGGTATCCACGAGAATAAACGGCGTTATCACATCCTTATCGGTGAGGATCCCTACGTTTCCAAACGGAACTTTATACACTGCGTCCATGCCGCTCACGAGACCGACATAGACGTTGAACATTTCGGAGAGCGGAGTTCCTTGCACAGTTTGATCGGCAAAGCTGACGATTCCACCCTGGATCTGGCAGGTGCGGAGAAGGCCATTGACGCGGGTGGTGCGCGACTGAATGCCCTTCTCGTAGCGGAAGACCATCACGTCAATGGAGGCACCGTCAAAGAGTCGCTCATTGTGGGGGAAGAGGACGTCCGTGAAGCAGCCCTCCTGCATCATACGAGTGAGTATGGCAGAGGAACGGGTCTGTTTAAGGAAATCAGAAGGGACGATGAAGATGAGCTCGCCGCCCGGTGCCAGTAGTCCGACGCATTTCTCGATAAATTGTATGTAGAGGTTTCCGGCACGACGTTTGACGTAGGGAGGGTTTCCGATGATGGTTCGGTAGGTGGTGGGGATTGGAGTGGCAATAAAGTCGGCGTAGCTGACGGTCTGGTGAGAATTGAACTGTACAACCAGTGGAATTGTTGAGTCAAGTTCGTAACAGTCCATTGGATAGTCGGGGTCGAGGGCCTTGAACGCGAGCAGAAGATGTCCGGCACCGAAAGAAGGTTCGAGAAGGCGGTCGCCGCGGTTGCGGACACAGTGGAATACAAAGTCACGAAGAACATTGGAACGAGTAAAGTACTGTCCAAGGTCCTTCTGGGGCATGAGATAGAGTTCCACATGGAAAAAGACGATTCGTTTTGGCAAACCATTTGATTTGCTATAAACCATCTTTTTCGTGAATACCCAGTATGATTACCCCTGGGTGACGGGAGAAGGAGGCGGTACTTCTATATGAACGAACATTTGGGAGAGATCTCTGCGGATTCTCTGCCACAGTTCGTGATCTTCCCAAACTCCATTGCATCCGCATCTGCACTCCTCTGGCTGCGTATCACAGGCCAGACAGATACGACCGCCGTACCCAGTGCGATCTTGCTCACACTGGTCGCAAACGGGCCCAGCATTCGCGCCCCTAATATTCCAGTTCTCTCTAGCAATCTCGAGAATGTCGGTGCCAGGTGGAGGGGGAGTCAGGGGACAGTCAGCCGCTGGCTCATCGGGTTGGTCTTCATATGCGATATCCTCCTGCATCTCCCACTCTTGAGCAGGAGCTATTTGCATATCCAGTTCGTTCTCCAGGTTGATGTCGTCGGTATAGTTCGTGTTGTCCGTGGTCATCTTGTCGTAGTGTGTCGGGGCTTTTCCCTTCTACCCTGGGATGAAGCGATCCGTTTTTGGTACTCCCGCACGTGTTTTGATGATGGTCGTCCAGCCTTCTCACGAGCCTTGTGAGATTTCTTCCGTCGTTCTGATGAATATTCGTCCATTTCGTGGGTCTCGGTAGGCTATTGAGTGATATTTCCCACTTTTCAATCCATTTTCACCAGACTCGATGATCATCTTGACTCTGGAGGACGAAGATAGAAGCGCGTAGGAATGCTGAAGGCTGTAACACTGACCCATTGTTGATGTGCATACTCCTCTAGATCTCCAAACTCGTTTTATAGAAAACGGATTGCATAACGCTGTTCCCCCGACTGTAGCAACGGACAAAATGCCAAAGAATACAGCAGGAGGATCAAAGCACAAGAAGGGATCAAACTCGGAATCATCAACGCTGAAGAAAGCAAAGAAGCTGTTTGAGAACATTCTGTCGGATGTCAAGGAGGGTGAGCTGCCAGACTCTCTACATATCGGAAAGGTACAGAAGAAGCTGGGTCAAGGGCGTATGGAGGTGGATTATATCCATGCGGACAGGCTGCATACGGTCAAAGCTCTCGTACGAGGGTCGTTGAGCGGCAGGGGAAAGAAGGATGCGTTCGTGGATGTCGGCTCCATTGTCGTGGTCGTAGAGACGGGGATGGACGTCGGTGTCACACACGAGATCATGGGAGTTCTGAATCCGCAGCAGGTGACGGATCTGCGGAAGGAGATGGATCTGGATCCCCGACTCTTCCAAACGGAGACGGCGGGCGGTGAGACGGATGGTATTGAGTTTGAGTCAGCGCCGCCGGCGGAGGACACGAAGCAGGTTCCGGAAATAGATATTGACAACATCTAATAAGAATGGAGAACGGGCATCTGCGCCCTCACCCAACAGAGGTGGCCAACCGAAGAAATATCTCTAAGAAGTTCGAGATGAAGGAACGGACAGATGACTACCTTTTTGTCTTTAACCCCGGCGATTACGTCGATATCATTATCAACAATATCACAGGAACCCCTACACAGACGTACGTGGGTCTCAAGTATGCCCTCAAGTTTTCCCAGAAGCCGTTTGTGTTTTTCACGTGCTACGATGTGGGTCCCAATGAGATTCTCAAAGTGTTTGTGCAGCATGTAGTCTGTACTCTAGCGATCCGGGAAGGAGATGGACTCAATCTGTACTTCTTTGACATGCGGAGTCTGCGCGATATCTCACCAGACATGAAGACGCACATGGAAAAGGAGTTTTCAAAGATAGCCAATGTCCCGGTGCATATCATCAATACCGCGTGCGTGGATCGGTCCAAGTGTGTCTATCTCCAGCGCTTCAAGGGAGACAACGAGATGGGATGGTGTATTGCCTGGGCGATGCTGTTCCTGGATTACCTGACGGACAATACGGATATCCTGGAGTTATCACCCGAAGGACGAAAAAGGCGGTTTGCAAAACTCTATACTGAATTGGACAAACATTTGGCGGGTCCGCGAACAAACCATTTCATCGAGGTGTATTACAGGAGAATAATGGGTCTGTAAGTTTAGGAGCTACGACTCGGGGATTCTGATTGGAGAGCAGTTGCTGATGTTCCTTACGATAATCGTAGGTACATCCGTGATCTCCCTTGTGCAGCGCACAATAGACGTTGCCACACCGGCATTGAGTGGCAGAATAGGCTTTGCGCCTGCAGTTGGTGGAATGCTTGCATGTCTCCATATCTGGATGCCCTATATAAGCACCCAAGAAAGAGTATTCGTTTTTAGAAAGAGTGTCAGGAAGGTATAATGGCAGCTCCAAACGTCTTTGCAGATGCAAACCTTGTAGAAGGCGTTGCATACCGAAAGCTAACTATGGTAACCGAAGCCTTGGATAGCGGGGCGAATGTGAATTTTGTATCCCCTGAGAGTGGTAAGACACCCCTACATATTATCACCTCGATGGGACGACCCGCCGATAACGCAAAATTAGTCCCGATCGTCACACTTCTACTAAGTCGTGGGGCAAATCTAAATGTTCAGAATCGTGATGGAGTAACCCCGCTGATGTTCGCAACATTATCCGAAAATGCCGAGATAATGAAACTTCTTTTAGATGCAGGGTCGGACGTGACGATAAAGTCCCCTAGTGGAAAGACAGCGTTAGATATGGCTCGCGAAATTCGGTTTGCAGACGGAGTGAGGCTTCTTGAAGAGCGACAGGGATCGGCAGCGACGGCATCTCCCCTTGCCGCTGTAGCAGAAGCTGTCCAGTCAGCTGTAGCAACGGCAGTAGCCTCGGCGCCAGCACCAGCACGGGTATCCAATTCCGAACAGGATCACGCATTGCAAGCGGCTGTTGCAGCTGACGATGATGAGGCTGCTCAAGCTGCTATTCTAGCAGGTGCAAATCCCAACCTGATGATTAATGGAGATCAGGAAACAATGCTTATCCATTATGCGGCCACAGAGAATCGTCCGATGGTAGAATTTCTTCTAGATCACGGAGCCGATGTGAATGGACGAGCGGGACCTGCAGCCGATGAACCTGGTTGGACTGCACTGAATTATACGAGGTATCTTGATATTGGAGAGTATATTGAAGAACGCGGTGGGATGACGGCGAGATTGCTGGATGGGGAACCTGCAGCGGCACCAACCACCGCCGAGTTATTCACTGCTATACGACTCGGGCGTACAGGTGATGTCGCAGATCTTATCCGACGAGGTGTGAATGTGAATGCTCCCGAAGAGGATACAGATCGTACGACCCCTATACAGGCAGCGGCGGCGTTAGATAACCGGTTTGACGTTTTGCAGGTACTTGTCGAAGCGGGAGCCGATCCCGCGGCAACGGATGCACACGGAGTGAATGCACTAGAGGAAACTACTCGAGGAAGTGCGTATAATAACCGCCGGTTTCTGACGGAGCGTTTCCCTGCATTGGGACCAAAGGCGATAGACATCCCCGAGGTCAAGGTGAAATTTGCCGACCAGCAGGTCTATGATTTTGAAGAGAATGAGGAAGTATCCATACTGAGCATCCTGTCCAAGATGGGAAACATCGTCTTCAAAGCCAAGAATTCGTATTTTACCATCCCCATAGACACGATTCGGGATGCGATCGCAGATGGATCGCAGGTTCGGCACAAGTGTAGTAAGGAGCTCGTGGGTGCCCCGTACGCGAAGGATGTGGATATGAAAAATCCATACTATTACGTGCAGGGAAATGGGAACTTCATGGTTCCTCTGGCATCTCTGGGAGCTGCAATGAAAAAGTACAAGATTCTGGAGTTAGTCGAGACAGACGAAGTTCTAGAGAACGTAGCCTCGGCTCTCATTGTTCAGAGTTCGCCAGGTCGGAACATGTATGGCGATCCAGTCAATATCGTGAGCGCAGATCATTGCCAGGGAGGAACCCGGCAGAAAGTGTTTAACGTCAAGGGAGTTCTCCTGACAACCAAGAAAGAAGAGGAAGGCGCAGGTCGTCGTCTAACGAAGAAACGTTCCTCGCGTCGCGGCGGGCGAACTGTAAAGCAGAAACGGGGCACCTACAAACGCCACGGCCGCCACTAGAGCTAGAATATCCACGCCACGCACAATCTTCTTCCACTTGAGAGGAAGCGCCTTGTACTTCTCGCCATACTCGGCGGGCTTGAACGGAGCACTTATCCAGCCTAGAAAGGTTGGCTGAAGGCGATCGTTGGCGTCGTAAAGGACGTCATACCATGCGAGCAAGATATAGCCGCAAAAGGCGAGAAGGATTGTGATTCCCCGTTTCCATGCGATGTCAGAGGGGCTGACAAGAGGCGCCCAAGGGGGTAGCCAGTAGATGGTAATCAAAAGTCCAGAGAAGACCAAGCATTTCACATTCAACGCAAGTGGGGTGCCGAACAAACCTCCTCCCATTATTTCTATAGGCATAGTATAATGTCCTCCTCGTACTTTGGAACAAACAAGAGCCTGGGTAATGTCAAGACTGCCGATTCTAGCGAACTCCTGAAGGCGATCAAGCTTCAGACGATCTTCAATGCCAACCAGTCGAACCCCAAGTCGTCTGTCCGTACGGCGGGACATACCAACCCCCCGGAGCAGATTGCGCAGTACAACGCTGTGGCGCAGCAGCTGAACTATGGCGTGCGGCATACGCAGCTTCCGCAGTGAAAACAAGTAGAACTAAAACAATAAGAATGAGTCTGAGCGAACTCAAGACACAGGTAGAAGTCCAAGCAAAAGCGCTTCCACCTGCTTCTCTCGAAACCCTTGAATCTATGAGGAAAGACCAATGTACGTCGAAAGAGTTTCATCTCCAGACATTTCAGCTCTTGATTCGCCGTATCCTGAGTCCCGATAGCCCGAAACGCAATATGCTGCTCTTCCACGGAACGGGAGTGGGCAAGACTTGTACTGCTATCCAGGTAGCCGAAGAGTACATCTTGCGCCCCGAGTTCCAGGATAAGAAAGTCTTGGTTCTTTCCAGTGCTTCGGTGCAGAACAATTTCCGGACACAGATCTTTGATGTGCATCGGGTGAAGGAAGAGCACGGAGTCCTGCGGTCTCAGCAATGCACGGGTCGGCGCTACCTAGACATGCTAGATCGGGCACAGAGCGAGAACCTGCGATGGGAAGATCCGGAGAGTCGAGACAAGCTGGCAGCGATCGTGGATCGCATGATTGACGAGTTCTACGATTTTGGAGGGTATGTCAGTTTTGCCAACAAGCTGGACAATATGCGCCAGAACAAGAACAAGAAGGAGCTGGAGGCGTGGATCCACGAGACATTTGATGGTCGTATGCTGATTGTGGATGAAGCCCATAACGTTCGCGAATCTCCGACAGTGAGCGCAGACAAGGTGGATAAGAAGATTCCTGAAGCTCTGAAAGAGGTCGTCAAAGTTGCCAACGGAATGACACTGGTGCTCCTGACAGCGACGCCGATGTACGATACGTACGAGGAGATCGTGTTCCTATTCAACCTGTTTCTGTGGAACGATAAGCGCCAGTCTCCCGATGAGCAACTGACACCTGAAGACTTTTTCAAGGATGATGGGTTCAAATCTCCAGAGGCCGAAGCGCAGTTCCGGGGGTATGCCCACGAGTACGTGAGCTTCATTCGAGGAGAGAATCCTTTTACCTTCCCGTTCCGTCTGCCCCCACCGCCGTCTATGATAGCGCCGCGCGATCGTACCAAGGACAATCGGGGGAAAGACTTTGAGACACCGCCTCTGAAGTATCTAGATCTGGTAGCGTCGTACCTAGAATCCCCGCAGCGTGAATCGGTGGAAGAGATTCGTAAGAGTATCCAAGAATCCATGTTTCCCTGCATTGTAGCTTCGCCTGATGGACGACCGGTAAGCAAGTGCTTTGATGCGGCGCAGGACACATCGCAGGCGACGCTGCGGTACCGCGCTGATGTCATTCCCTTCCTGAGCATCTCGAATGTCAAGAGGCATGCGACCAAGTTCGCAACAATCCTGGACTGCATCAAGACCACCCAGGGGATCGTGTTCGTGTATTCAAACTATATTCAGACTGGAACGGTACCGTTTGCCATGTGTCTAGAGGAGCACGGATACAAGCCTGCTATGGGTCATCCAGTTCTGGAGAATCCGTCGGGGGAGTTCAAGGGGACATCGCCGGGAAAGTACGCGATGCTGACGTCGGACATGTCGGATACGCAGATTGAACAGTTGGTGAGCACTCTGCGGTCACCGGCCAATTCCAAGGGAGAACTCATCAAGGTGATTGTGGGCTCGCCGCTGATTTCGGAGGGTCTAGACTTCAAGAATATTCGGCAGGTGCATATCATGGATCCGTGGTACAACATGAGCCGCATTGAGCAGGTGATCGGTCGTGGCCTGCGTACATGCTCACACTCTTCCCTCGGGTTCAAGGAGCAGAATTGTACGGTGTATCTCCACGTCACGCGCTACGCTGATTCGCCGAAAGAGACGTACGATGAGACAGTGTATCGCACGTATGTGGAATCCAAGGCGAAGACCATTGCGTTTGTACGGCGGGTGCTGATGGAGTCAGCGATTGATTGTACGGTTCAGGCGGGAACTAACCAGCTTCCCGTCCTATGGAAAAATCTGGTAGTGACGCAGACAAGGGCCCAGGACAATAAGCCAGTGAAGCTGCCGCTGTACAAGATGTCGGCTCCTACGTTTGACGATACTCTGGGGTATGCATGTACCGAGTTTCCTGAAGAGGCGGATCCGTCGTATGTCCGCCCACTCAGTTCGTACCTGGATGTGCGTGACGTCATTTTTGACAAGATGATTGATCTGTTCAAGAACAAACCGGTCTGGAAACAGGCGGATCTCATACAGGAGTTCCGGTATGATTCGTCGGTGGTGTCATATATCCTCGATGATGCAGTGCAAGAGCATCTGCGACTGCGAGATGCGAGTGGGCGCATAGGTATCCTGGAGCGGCGTGGAAAGCTCTATGCATTCTCACCCGACGAGGCATCGGATGCGACAATGGTCGAGCGCAGCGTTCCCGCAGATGTCCCTACAAGGACAGAGGTCCCTCTCCCTGCAGAAGAAGAGCCAGCGCCCGCACCTGAACCAGACGCCGACGCACCTCCTCCGGCGCCCACGGATCTCCCCGAGTACTCATTTGGAGTGCCCACCGAAGGTATTTCCGACGAGATCAAGGAATGGTTCGTGGTGGATCAGGTGATGAAGCCCGAGGACAAGATCAAGTACATCTTAGCACACCCCGATAAGCCGTATGCCAAGGGTCTCATGGTGGAAGATCTGGGCATGATGGTCCTGGGAGAGGGAAAGCTGTACAACCGCGAGGGAGTGGAGGTGGATCCGGTAGGAGAGCAGTTGGACGCCTTCAATGTGTGGAAGTCCCGTCATAAGGAGGAGATTGTGCGTGAAGTGGTGGAAAACCAGAAGATTCGTTGTACCACCGATAATCAGAAGTTGAAGATCGCAGCCTTCGAGGTCGATGGAGATGGGCATGCCAAAGTGAGTAAGCGGGCGAAGACGATTCTTCCAAAGGAATGTTCGTTCTTCCTGGAGCCGTCGCTGATTGCGCTGGTGAAGGATATTACGGGACATGATTTCCCAGCAGGGGTGAAGACGAAAGGACCGCGATGTGAGTACCTCAGTCTGGTATCGCGCATGCCGTCGGAGAAGACGGTCTGGATCCTTCCCGAAGTCTGGGCAGCAGTGAAAAATGACACAGATCTCAAGCAGAAGCTTAAGGCTTAAGGCTTAAGGAGAAACAAAGTAGTTAAAACAGATCGTCCATAGTAATAACATGAGCACAGGACAAATGTTCGAGCGACGAGAGATGAAACGTGTAATCTCTATTCCCTCACGATACCTGAGGCGTAATATCCAGACCTCTCTTCTGAGCCAGATCAAGGCAGAGGTGGAAGGGCGATGTGGAACGGAGGGGTATATCCAGCCCCGTTCCTCGGTCATTCTAGAGCACTCTGTAGGTAAGCTGAATATCCTGCATCCGGACACGCGGTATCTCGTACGATTTCAGGCAGACGTGTGTTACCCTCGCAAGGGACAGATCCTGACGGTTCCGGTAGTCTTCCGAAGCAAGATTGGTATTCATGCAGAGAGCAAGCCGCTACGTGTTCTCCTGCCTCGTGACCTGCACATCGGTGTCCCCGACTTTGAGGAGACGCAGCCGGGGGATAGCTTGGAGCTGGAGGTTCTTGGCGCCGAGTTCAAGCAGAATGATGAAGAAATCTTCGTCCTCGGTAAGCTAATTAAGCGCATTCCCGCGACGACGGATGAGCCTCCCGCCCCGAAGCTGGATGTGATTCCGGAGAGGGTCCTGGAGAGCACGCAGGAGTCCAGCGGTACTAAGACGGTCACCGTTGCACCAGTGGCGACCGAGGTACAGCCCGAGCAGAAGCAGCGTCGTCGTCGTAAGTTGGCGACGGTCCCTGAGAGTTTAGAGACATCGGGCATACTACAACTAAATGTCGGCACCGGACCCGGAGAAGCTCAAGTCGCTCCTGGAGTCCCTGAATCAAAATGAGCACGAGGAGATCTTCAAGATCGTCCGTAAATACACGCAGGAATACACGCGGTCAGACACCGGTGTGTTTGTCTCATCACACAACCTGCCCCCGGAGTGCCTGACGGAGATGGAGGCGTACGTGCATTTTTGCTTTGACCAGCGGAAGCATCTAGAGGCGGATAGTGCCCTGCGAACGTCCTATGAGAAACTTGCGAAAACGGGTAAAAGTGCCTGATTTTGATCTAAGAAAGTAACAATGGAACGGGCGTTGGAAAGTACACATCACGTGGAGTCTGTACACGACTTCATACTCCACGCGAACACTGACCCATCTGCAGAATTTGAAGTCAAAGTCCTCGCTGGACGTATCCAGACTCGCGATGTCGCAGAGCGTATCAAAGCTGCAATTGCCGACTACCCCTCTACCGAAGAACACCGACTGACCTACTCGTTCAAGGACGGACAGCGCGTCCATGTCGTGGGCGCAGCCAATATCCACACCGTCTGCACATCCAAGTCGTTCGAGAACATCCCACTGGACGTTGAGCGCAAGAACCCTTACTTCTCTGCATCATCGGACAAGAAGGATGTCGTGGATGCCCCCGAAGTGTTCTGCCGCTTCACCCTGAAGTCGGAGAAGCATGTGAAGAAGGATTACAACGGCAACGTAGATGACCCGAAGGCGATGATTCGTATCCTCCACCGCCAGTCGTACGCGGTCCCTGGCAACGAGTTCCGCATCGACTTCTCGATGGTCAAGACGCGTAACAGCCCGAAGGAGGGACTGCGCGACGTCCTCAAGAACACTCCGCATTACGAGCTGGAGCTGGAATACACGCCACGGAAGGAGCCGCGGAGCCCGCCGGAGGTGGCGCGGACGCTGTACCGTATTCTGGAGACGCTGGTGGGAGCGTACCAGGAGACCAAGCACATTCTGCCCCTCTCCGATCTGCAGCGGTATGCCGAGGAGTTCAAGCTGTCGGGCAATCTGTTCTACAACCCGGTGACGCTGGACCGTCCGCACGTGGTCGCTGACCGCCCTGGCAATATCCTCAAGGGTTACACGGTAACCAACAAGGCAGACGGACAGCGGTGTGGGCTGTTTGTGACGCGCGACCGCAGGATGGTGCGCGTGAATCCCAGTGGGCAGGTAGTCTTCACTGGGATGGTGGCGACCGATGATACACATATCAATGATTTCCTGGATGGCGAATACCTGCCCAAGAAGAACCTGTTCTGCGTGTTTGACATCTACCGCTACAAGAACCGCGACGTCAAGTCCCTGCCGCTCTTTACGACGGACGAGGATATTGTCAAAAACCCTGCATCGTCTCGTCTGGGGTGTGCGCGGCAGTTTGTGAAGGATCTGGGAACAGCGTTCATTGCGCAGTCAGAGGATGTGATGCGGATGGAGACGAAGTTGTTCTTGGCCGGCGATGGAGCGGCGATGGAAGAGTCGATTCGCACGATCTTGGACACGACGTTCGAGTACGAGACGGACGGACTGATCTTTACGCCGCGAGCGAGTGCAGTGGCGCCGCACGCGGATACCAAGGGCAAGACGTGGCGGCGAGTGTATAAGTGGAAGCCCCCGCACCAGAACACGATTGACTTCCTACTCAAGCTGGAGATGGAGCCGACGTATGATACGCTGCGCAAAAAGATGGCAAAGAAGGGAAGCCTGTATGTGGGTCGCACGCCGGGGGAGGATATTGTGAATCCGTGCGAGACGCTCACGGGGGAATATGTGGCACCGAAGCTGCCGTCGGATCTCCAGCATCTGGGTCGGTCGTCTAGCCGTGTGCCCTCGGTGTTCCAGCCGGTAGCTCCTCGCGACCCGGATGCTTACCAGATTGTAGTCCCGGTGAATGCGCGAGGTGTCCCGTACGACCTGGAAGAGAACAAGATTGAAGACAATACGATCGTGGAATGCTCGTATGACACGGATACGCGGCGGTGGAGTGTCATGCGCACGCGCTACGACAAGACCTACCGCTACCGGGTCCTCAACATGCCCGAGTTCGGCAACGATATTCACGTAGCAGACTCGATCTGGACGTCGATCCATGTCCCGATCACAGAAGAGATGCTGCGAAGCCTTTGGTCAGCGCCCCCCGACGATACGTTTGAGGACGATGCCTACTACCGCGACGATGTAGATTCGCGTGACCGGATTCTCAAGGACGTGTATGGCTTCCACAACCGAATCAAGGAGTCCCTGTACAATACCTACGTGATCCCGGGAAACACGCTGCTGGAGGTGGCAGTGGGTAGGGCGGGAGATCTGCACAAGTGGCGGAAGGCGAAGCCGTCGAAGGTGCTGGGTCTGGATATCTCGCAGGAGAATATCAGCATGCCGCGACAGGGAGCGTGCGTGCGCTATCTTCGCGAGAAGGCGCGGTCCTCTGAGTTCATGCCGAAGGTCTTGTTCGCACAGGCGGACATGACGAAGCCGTTCGAGGAGCAGGAGTCCAAGTATCTCAAGATCGTGTTTGGCGATGAGCACGCATCGACTCCGTATCTCGCAGAGTTCAAGGGAATGGGAGAGTGGGATGTCGCGAGCTGCCAGTTCGCACTGCATTATGCGTGCGAGAGCGCAGAGACGTTCAAGACGTTCGTGGGGAATCTGCGTCACTGTAAGTCGGTGTTCTTCGGGACGTACCTGGACGGCAAGGCGGTGTATTCGCTGCTGGCGGGCAAGGATCGTCATACGTTCCGAGTCCGGGGCAAGACGTTCGCGGAGATCACGAAGCGGTATGAGGATGCGGGAGAGTGGAAAGAAGAGTTCGGGCAGAAGGTGGAGGTGCTCTTGGAATCGATCGTGAAGCCTACACCAGAGTACCTGGTACCGTTCCAGGCGTGCTCGGAGATTCTTGGAGAGGCAGGGTTTGAGTTGGTGGAGACCAAGTCGTTCGGGGAGATTTACACCACGCAGAGTGCGGTGCGTCTGGAGCAGCCAGAGCAGGATTTCAGTTTCCTGTACCGCACGTTCGTGTTCAGGCGCACCGAGATGCCGCCAGAAGCTGAAGCCGAGGCCGAGGCGGAGGAAGAGGAAGAGGAGGAAGTGCCGTCGGTAGAATCGGTGACGGATACGGAGACAGATGTCAAAGTTCCCGAGATCCCGAAGGAGGAAGAGAAGCCTGCTGCTGACGAAGCTCCGAAGCCTAAGGCGGTGCGCCGGAAGAGGGTCGTAGCCCCAGCGGCAGTAGCGGAACCCCCGGCACCGAAGCAGGAGATTCTGTACTTCTTCTCCAAGGAGCCGGAGAACAAGGAGTTCTCCAACTTCTATGAGACGACATTCAAGCTGGATGGTGTAGAGTACAAGTCGGCTGAGCATGCGTTCGAGGCTATCAAAGCCAAGACGTTCGGGGACGACGAGATGTTCGGGAAGATCCTGAAAGCCAAGTCTGCGCAGTCGGCAAAATCGTTCGGCAACAAGGTTAAGAATTTCAAGGAAGAGACGTGGGCGGAGAAGCAGGATGAGGTGATGACGTCGGTTCTGCGTGCGAAATTCACCCAGAACCTGGAGCTGCGGAAGAAGCTTCTGGATACGGGGGACAAGCTGCTGGCCAACGCGGATCCTCGCGACAAGTACTGGGGTATTTCGACATCAGCCTCTACGGAGGTTGCCAAGACGCCGACGAAGTGGAAGGGTGACAACAAGCTGGGCAAGATCTTGGAGGCGCTGCGCACAGAACTGCGTGCGGAGAAAGTCGAGCCGAAGCCCTAAAACGGATTTATTCCAGGTCTTTTTAGATGATGGAGTAACCTTGAACATCATGGAAAAGTATATTTACACTCAGCATATTCCTACCAAGAATCCTCTGAACACATCCATGCATCATGCAATTATTCTACGCGGAAACAAGGTATTGGCCTCCGCGTTCAATAAGGTTGGGTCCCGCTCACGGGGCTGCGGATACTGGGAAAAGACCATTCACGCAGAGGTGAATGTCGTCAAGAGTTTGGGCGATCTAAACCTTCTTAGGGGAGCGACACTCATTGTGGTCAGGCACGGACCGGACGGAACTCTTAGGTGTTCTAAGCCATGTGAGAACTGCCGGAACTTCCTGCAAAAGTGTATGGACGAATACGGGCTGCGCAAGGTTATTTATTCGTAGTGGTGCGCTTGTAGTACTCGGCATACGACTCGGTCACAGGGGGAGCGACGTTGCTGATGACCGGGGCGACCCATCGGTTAAACAGCTTTTTGCCTACCTCGGTCGAAGCATCCTCCTCCGTGATCTCGCCCTTCTCGATCATGCGCTTCTGGTTGAGCATGTAGAAGAAGGTGGAGTCCAGCTTGTCGTCGGCGTGCAGGGCAAAAATAGACGGGAAGTTGAAGTGGAGGATCTCGTTCTCGTGGATGAGTGCCCCCTTGTAGGCTTCAATATCCACGGACTTCAGGGCCTTGTGACGCTTCTTGCTGTCGTCCATGTTGCGTACCATCGACTGAATCTGAGTGGCGTCGTAACGAATATCATTCATTTGTAGGTTTGTATTTTTTACCTGTAAATAACAATGTCTAAACCAACGGTAGCTGCCGACGGATCGATTATCATGCCTAAAGTTGGAATTGCTCACCCAGATGTCCCGAAGGTGGAGGGCTCGTTCATCGAGGCGTCAGCCAAGGCTGTGGAGAACAATGTTGAGACTCAGACAGACGCAATGAAGGCGCTGGGTGGTCCCATCTCGGGAGGTCGGCGGAAGAAATACTGGGGTGGTGCTGCAGTAGAAGTCAAGAATGTCCCCAGCATGGTGAGCGCGGGAGGAACAGATGCCAAGGCGGGATTCGCAGAGCTCCTGCGCACGGCCAATAAGGCGGATGCCGATGCGGCGTATGATAAGCTGGGAGCTGCTCCGCCCAAGACAGTGGATCCCGATAAGATGGCAATGGCGAAGGGAGGACAGCGCCGCCGAAACAAAACGTCTAAGAAGGGTAATGGCCGGACTAAGCGTGCAGGCGTACGCAAACATCGGCGCTCTCGTCGCGGCTCTCGCCGGATTCGTCGTTCTCGCCGTTAGTTACGTGTTCTGGACGCAAAAATCCTACATTCGCAGTGACTACCTAGTGATCTTTGTAATCGTGAATTTCTGTATTTGGGTAGGAGCACTGGTCTTTTACTACTACAAGACCGATAAGGAAATCAATATTACAGCGTAGCGACATAGGCGGTCAGGTGCGGCTCCAAGAGTTTGACGAAGTCAGTGCAGTCTTCGTGAGATTTCAGAGCCGTCAAGTTAATCTTACCTGTGCGGAAGACACATGCCGTCCAGCGCTGGGGAAATACGACCTTGACACAGGGAGATACATCGGGCTCAAACTCGGCCTGGATACCCTTTTCTTGAAAGTACCGCTGTAGGGATGCCCTGGAAATCTTGATCTCGGGAGGAATGCAGGTGGAGTAATTCATCAGAAGGACGCGGCGCTCACGATGGACCCAACCGCCTTCACGAACACATTCGGGGTGCATCTGCTTCTGGATAGCAGAGAGGGCTGAAGTCTCATATAAGGGATCGAGAACACCCGTCATATGAAATACGCCGTTGTGGAAGATCTTCACGGTAATCTCTTTTGGGGTCAGCTTGCCATCGCCGTCGTTCCAGACGACGACGGTGACAGAGTTATGTCCAAACCCCGAAGCGGTAATCGGCTTAGGGTTGCGACGAGTGATCTTGTCGCGCTTGGACTCCCCGCGACGGAGTATCCCGCGCTTCTCAATCTTGATGATTCCGCCTTCCAGGGGCATCTTGCGGAGAATCTCGTCGGTGTTCAGCTTCATGTCGTAAGAGTGGAGAACAACGGTAGTGGAAAGCTTAGGCAGACGAAGCATCTTGGTTCTTAGTCTCACCCACAAATACGAGCTGATCCAGTCCGTTTTTCCAGGCATAGGGAAGGATCATTGGATTGCTGACAACCGCTGTAACTGCCAATTTACGGAATGCTCGGCGGGTGAGGACTTCGTCGGGGGCAGAGAGCATCAGGATAGGGTCGATATATCCAATATACACGTGTGCCTCGGAGTGGTGCTCATACACTGTCTGGAGCTCGGATGCAAGGGATGATGCCCTAGTCTTAGACAGGTCAATGAATCCTGGTGGCAGGGTCTGTCTAGCCCTGGCATCACATTCAATCAAGTTGAGTCCAGCAAAGACCTGCAGCATTATATACTCTACATCAATGGAGAGTAAATAGATAACGCGCCTGCTGGAGGTCGGCGAGAATCTCGTCGCGGATATTCAGGAGATCTGTATCAGTCCGCTTCAGCATCTTGGGAAGTTCATTGGTGAGCCACACGATCCCTCCAGCCAGGAGCTCGTGGGCACGCTTGTCCGTGATATCAAACATCTGCAGCTTGCCGGTCTTGGAGGTGAATTTAGGGCGACCATAGCGACCCATGTAGGCTTCCGTGAATTTATCAATGTTGGCATCCAGACTATCTACCAGGTCATCGGTAGCCTTGTGGCGACCGAACGAAAAAGTCTCCCAGTGGTAGATCTTCACCTGATTGCGGAGAATCAACATGACATTCAAGATTTCAGCGCTCATTACGTCTTTACAGTTATTTTATTCAGGACGATGGCGGGGGCGTTCCGTATGACAACTTTGTTGTCGTTGCGGCGCAGAGGGAGATCAACGGTAGGATCAAAGCAATCTACACGCGGGGCAGAGATCGGAATGGGCTGCTCGCATGTAATTGCCTTGGGGTAGCTAACGGGATTATCTAGGAGTGTTGAGCATCCATCAGACGTGTACTGGGTGCGTGGCTGATAACTCAACGCGGAAGAGCGGTAAGCATTTCCCTCAACCATGGCCTGAACGACCGAGCAGTCATTGAACTTTACCATGTTGCCCGAGTTGCCCTTGGTAGGCTCGCCCGGGAGGTACTCCGTCTTCAGGACTGACGCGTTCTTACGTACGCGCGCCGTGAGTTCAGAGCTATCTTGCAGGTTGATAGAGGGAGGAATATTCAAGGACTGCTCAACCTTCTGGCGCTGTAGTGCAAGGAGTTCGCTAGACGAAAAAGGGCGTTTTGCCCGGAAGGTCGCCATTGGTTATTATACTTCCTTTACAAAAGTTCTACAGAGGTTAGAATGTGACGACGACAGCACTCGCGCGTGAAACCCAGCTGGTCCATGGCTCGTCCCTCCGCCGTCTTTACAGTGCTCTTGGTGAGATAGGGAGGGGAGGAATCTGTACGCCCGTCCTTCTTCTTCTCTTTCTCTACCAGAGCCTGGTATGCCAGCCAGCGGGTAGAGATCGCGTAGTCGCCGCATGTAACACAACGAACGGGAATGAGCATCTTTGGGGCTATGTCTTGTCATTCAAGAGCACTTTATTTGTTCCGTTTTAACAAAGATGCTTGCCCATGCACGTGACGTACAAACCTCTATTGCGGTCATTGGGCTGTTTGCTATCCTGAGCATCGTGGGTATCCCCCGTTCGGTCCTTGATTCTATCCTGACGCGGGGTATTCTGTCTCGCGGTATCTGGATTGCAGCTGTCCTTTTCCTGCTTTACACGAAGTTCTACCTCACCGCTGTTCTTGTTACGGTACTGGGATTGTACCTCTCGTTCAACGCACATTCGGACTACGCCTTCTCGCACGACGGAGTTCTGGCGGCATACGCTGAGGTCCAGAAGCACGATCCTCGTTTCGCATCGGACGAAGTCGATGTCGCAATGGCAAACGGGACGCTGCAGGTTGATCCGGCGCGGTGGGAGGATCCGGGTCGCGAGCCGATCCCTCTCCTCCTCTTTCCCCCAACGGAGGCGCAGCTAGCTTTGGCCGCCGATAACGGCCATAGTGGATGAGGGAGCTGGATTGCGCAAGGGATTTGTTGGGAGATGTTTCTTCGCTGTCAAAAGAACGGGCGAACTAGGAGGTTCTGAGGGCTGACGGGCAATTCCAGGCGGAGGTTTTGATGACATATTGACGCGTATGTGATCCAACTCTCCTACAATCTCGGGTTTCTCGAGTGTCGCATTCGATTCAACCTTGTGATTGAACCTCTCGATGATGATTCGGTGTATCAGAGGTGACGATTCTTCGAGTCTATCCTGCTCTACGCGTATCACTTTCAAGAACTCTTGGGCATTTGTACGCTGGTCGCGACGCAGAGCGAGTTCATTCGAAATTACGCGGTACAATTTGCCGTATGCAATAGCTGCAATTCGATGACCTTCCGATGTCTGCGGAGCTTTCAGAAGTTGATTGATAGATGTCAAGACTCCTGTAGCAATTGTAGTGACCCCCACAATAATTGTCACGTATGTTTGGGCTAGGGGGGTGAGTTGAGTCAGTCCGATGGTCGTTGCACCTGCTAGGGCAGTTAGGGTTACGCTGGGAACAGAAAGCCAAAAATTCCAGCGGTCGTAGTGTATTTGTGATTCGGTGTGCATCCAACGCATACAATTTGCCTTGTCTCCGATAGATGACAGTAATGTCTCGTGAGCGCTATTCCACGTATTTGCAATATCGCTTGACGATTCGGATGTATCTTCTAGTTTCTTCAACGACTCTTCCATCATTATTACCATGCAAGTTCAAGTTCTGAAACGCTCCAGTATTCCGACACTCCCCCCGGAAGCTCGCGACGGATAATGTAGGGCACTTTGCGCTCCAGAATCTCGCGCTCCGCGATCTTAAGATACAGATCGGGGTCATCACGGTTGAATTCTTGGATGGGAACCAGAGGAATCGCGCCATCGTTGAGCTGCTGCCTACGAACACCAAGAAGAGCAGTATATTCATACTTGGTGAAATAGGGAAGGGTCGTGCGAGGGGTCTCCTGTGCCTTAATAATATCCGCGCGCAGAATGAACTCGGACATCATGGTGGAGTATATTGTACTATATCTCCTGCTTTGTTTCTAATTCGTTTTACGTTGACTTGTATCCGTACTTCAATCCAATGTAATTGCGATCCGCCAGAGCAGCCTTGGACGTCGCAGGAGCACTACGACGAGTATAGACCGAGAGAGCATTCAGGCGTTTGTAGGTCGGGAGCGCACCATCGTACTTGACAGCCGCATTGAGAGCTGTGTGGCGCGAACGAGCGCTCTTGGCGGTAGAATATCCGTACTTGGTCAGATTGCCCTTCTTGAGGGGTCCAATACCCTTGCCCGGTCCGTGGTAACCGCGAACGCACGACTGAGAATGAACCTCTGCAGGAGCGATATGGACACCCGTCTTTCGCATGTACGCCTTGCGAGTATAACTTTTACGGGGGTGAGTTCCGCGCTTACAGGTGAGTTTCATATCTTATATTAATGAATAGACTAGAAGAAATCTGGGCAGGGGAGATAGAGAAGGCTAGACAAGCGGGAGAGCGGTACGGATACCTTCGCGGACTATGCTTTGGTCTCACGACTACCGTCCTGAGTTATCTCGTCTCACTTACGCTTCTGAGTCAGAAGCTTGGCTTTCCGCAGGCAACGAACTTTACGGAGTGTCCGTCCATGTGGCCAGAGGAGGCGTGTCGTGCATACTGCAATAGCCCCACTCTCTTTCGATGAACCTGGACGGGGCTTCATGCTCGTCCGAACTTTTTTGATACAATCGCAGAATTTACGTGCGCGCGTCCTCATTGTTATCTTACCACGGGAAAAACGGATGATGCCATCTTTCCAGTTGTAAAACATATCATAATGGCTACGATCGCTCACGTTCTCTCGAATCGCACGTCATATGGCGACCAGTATATCTATGCTCTGCGGAATCTCGATATGCGCAAAATCCTGAACCGTATGGAGATGGCCCTGAACTTCCCGACGCTGGATACCAAGGTGGTTCTGTATGAGTACGACAAGGATATGATGTCCTACTCATCCTTCTATTGGGGGGTTTCCACCTCTCTACATACTATGCTAGCAATCCCGGGTCGGCGCACGGTGATCTACACTCGTCGCAAGATTACGGGTAGGGGGGTGGCCGACCCTCGTCGTCGGCAGGTGGTGGTGGTATGGGAGGCGGAGGTGGCGCAAACTTCGTGAGCTTGCGCGCGCTGTTCATGAATGTAATAGAAGGGAGCGCGCGAGCAGTCTGTTGAGGAGCAAACGCTTGACGAGTCGTTTCCTCGGTAGGCGGAGGTGCAGCCGACATCGGCGACGCCCGAGCCTGGAAAGGGTTATAGACGGCTTTTTCAACTGGAGGTGGGAGAGCGAAGGTGCGGGGTACTATGACAGGGTTGGCAGCGGCAACCCTGTAGTCGTTAGGATCCTGCTGATTCACGACATTGATGAAGTTGGGATGGGTACCGGGCATCTGAGTGAATGTATCTGGCGATGCCGATAGACTACGCTTACGACCTCCGCGCTGACGGAAAGCAGCAGCAACCGCCGCAATAGCCAGGAGAGCGGCAATAGAGACTCCTCCGGCAACGCCGATGATGGCGATGGTGTTGTTGGGAGCCGCCGCGGGAGCTACTACAGCGACATTTGCCAGAGATGTGAATGAAGGGCTGGGAGTGCTAAACTGAGATCCAGTGCCTGTGAAGGTAGGAAACGGTGTGAAGGGCGGGCTAGAGCTTGCCCGGACGCCTCCAGTCATCGTAGTCGTCCAAGATGGAGTTGTAGATGGGGTCCCGGTCCCGGTTGCCGTCCCGGTCCCGGTGGCGATCGCGGTGGGGGTTCCGCTGGCGGTTCCAGTTTCAGTGGGAGTAGGTGCCAGACGAGACTGAGTCGCAGTCGGAGATTCCGGGGCACGAGACCCGGTCGTGGTAGCAGTGCGAGAACGGGTTGCAGTGGCGGTGCGAGAGCGTGTCAGTGTAGATGTGGGAGTTCCAACTGCTCGCGAACGCGTCGCTGTAATTGTGGGAGATGGAGTGCCAAGAGCGCGAGAGCGGGTGGCGGTAAGCGTAGGCGATGGTGTTCCAAGAGCACGGGTTCGGGTAGCGGTAACGGTAGGACTAAGAGATTCGGCGGCACGAGACCGCGTAGCAGTTGCCGTAGCAGTAGGAGCCATACCGGGGCGAGACCGCGTTGTAGTCGCAGTCGCAGTGGGAATTACTCCGGGACGAGACCGCGTAGTAGTTGCCGTAGCAGTGGGAATTACTCTGCCACGGGAACGGGTTGCAGTTGCCGTAGCAGTAGGAGCCATACCGGGGCGAGACCGCGTTGTAGTCGCAGTCGCGGTGGGAAGCACACCCGCACGAGAACGGGTTCCAGTGGGAGATATAGCACTTACTGACGGGGTCAGAGTTCCCAGAGTAATTTGGGAGGTTGTAGCCGCCAAGAAGGAGGCCAATAACACAATACGCTTGAGCATTGTGATTTTATCTATGAGTTATACTTGTTTCCGTACTCAAAAAGGTCTATTGTCCGTTTTCATCCTTTTCACGACCGACGGGCATCCTGCTTCCACGAAACGCCGCACAGAGTGCATTGGTACATCCAGACGACGTTCTTGGCATCTACCTTAACACCCACCACCTCCTTGGACTTGCATCCGTCCGTGGGGCACTGAATCGTGGAGAAGCGGGGAAGCGTAGGATCCAGGGATAGGTAAGGATTCACCACCAGCCGAGCCGCCGTATCCTGGTTCAGGTTGTGCTCATACACCAGAGGATTAGCACGGGTGATCTTTTCATTGTACTTGCACTTGCGACACTCAAAGCCTACGCCGGCGCCGTCGTCGCGAATGTCCGTGAGGGCGTTCTCGCAGTCGGGGCAGAACTTCATGTGTTGTGTAGTCTTATATTCTCGTAGGCTAATTTGTTATTCGTTTTTCCAGAACAGAACCGTGCGTTAAAAATGGATCAGTTGGAGATTTATTGTCTTAATTCTACACACACTCGTGAAAAATGGCCTCAGCGGGTGGACTACTCAAATTTCTGGAGGATCACCGAATTACCACTCCTGGTGAATCAATTACCCACGTAACACTCACTCCTCCTGGTAAGTATTTCGTAGGTAGCGATATCCTACAGGAGTTCTACGATCTGTACTACGATTACGTTGAAGTTCATACAAACAAGATTACACTCACCGAGTCGCCACAGGTTCTGGGTCCGTGCAAGGTAGATCTGGATTTCCAGTACGAGGCGGGGACGACAGCGCACAAGCACACGCCCGAGCAGGTCTTGCAGTTCGTCCTGGAGTATGTGAAGACCATGCGGACCTTCCTGGTAGTTCCTGACGCAGTCGAGGTGTATGTGATGGAGAAGAAGAAGCCGACGCCCAAGAAGGACGGGGCTGCCGGCGGAGTGCATGTCCTGGTTCCGGATGTGCGCACGACCAAATATGTCGAGATGGGCATTCGCGATGTCATGCTCACCAAGATGTCGATGTTCGACGATGTCCCTCTGAAGGAAAAGGAGTGGTCCAAGGTGTATGACCGCGCAGTGGCGTCCCGCTCGTCGGGGTGGATGATGTATGGCGCCCGCAAGGATAAAGGTTTGCCCTACATTATCACCAGCCGGGTGACGGTGAATGCAGACGGGTCGCACACGGTAGATACGACGCCCGTTCCAATGACGCCGGATCTCCTGCGCAAGCTGGATACGTTTGAGCGCGACGAGTCTCGGGAGACGCCGATGACGCCCGAGGCGCAGGAAAAGTACGGGAACCTCCCTGAGACAAACCAGGAGAATGTTCGTATTTCTGGGGGGCGGGCGGTAATGCCACGCGTTGGTCGTCCAGTCCAGCGGAAGCTCCCCGGATCGCGGGAGTCGTCCCCGACAGCCTATGTTCCCCGCCCGCTGACACCTGAGGAGAAGCAGTACATTCACGAGCACGTCCAGAACCTCGCGGACTCGCGGTCATCGGAGTACCAGTGCTGGATTGACGTGGGTATCTGTCTCAAGAACATTCATCCGGATCTCTACGATGAATTTGAAGAGTTCAGTCGGCGGTCAGCGATGTTCAATGTGCGCGAGTGCATGTCCAAGTGGAACTCGTTCTCGATGCGGAACACTGGACCACGCCTGCAGGAGGGATCGCTGCGCAAGTGGTCGGCGAGCGACAATATCGAGCGATATACGGAGATTGAGAAGAACAACATTCTCCGGAAGGTGGATGCATCGCACAGCGGAGCCGAGTACGATGTGGCGTCGGTGGTGTATTCCAAGTTCCGCGATCACTACAAGTGCGCAAGCTTCGGGAAGAACGCGTGGTTCAAATACACGGGGCATGTCTGGCAGGAGTCGGACAAGGGTATTCAGCTTCAGCTGGAACTCTCCGTGACGATCTGGAAGCTCTATATTGAGCGCGCAGGGTACTACGGCGGGAAGCTGACGGATGGCAGCCTGCCCGACTGCAACTCCAAGGATGCGCGCGAGTGTATGCGCACGGGATGCCAGACGTGTTACACGGTGGTCATGCAGCAGGATCTCATGAAGGTCGCTGCACAGCTGAAGAAGACTCCGTTCAAGTCCAATGTGATGCGTGAGTGCCAGGAGCTGTTCCTGGACGAGACTTTCATCAAGAAGGTGGATGAGAACCGCAATCTCCTAGCGTGCCAGAACGGCGTGTTCGATATGGAGGCGTTCGAGTTCCGTGACGGCAAGCCCGACGACTGCCTGAGTTTCACGACGCAGCTGGAGTATGAGCCGTCAATGAAGCATACGGATTACAAGGAGTGGCCGGAGATCCAGGATTTCCTGAACAAGATCTTCCCGAATCCCCGGGTGAGGGAGTACATGAACCGGCACATGGCCCGGTGCCTCAACGGGACGGGCAATCAGAAGTTCCACGTCTTGACGGGCGTGGGCTCGAATGGCAAGTCCATGCTTATCTGTCTGATTGAGACGGCTCTGGGGGATTACGCGTGCAAGGTCCCGATCTCGCTGCTGACACAGGGTCGTGGCAAGTCGGGTGCAGCGGCTCCTGAGCTGATTCGTCTGAAGGGTCGGCGGTTCGTGACGATGCAGGAGCCGGATGAGGCGGTTCCCCTGAATACGGGGTTCATGAAGGAGCTGACGTCGTCCGAGAAGATCATTGCTCGCGATCTGTATGCGGGTGCCAAGTCCATGATTGAGTTTGAGCTGCAGTGCAAGCTCCATCTGGCGTGTAACGACAAGCCGAAGATCAACACGAACGATAGCGGTACGTGGCGCCGCATGATGGTGGTGAATTTCCCATCGAAGTTCGTACAGAATCCCGACGGACCCAACCAGCACAAGATGGACATCTCGATTGAGCGCAAGGTGAAGTCGGAGGAGTGGGGTCGATGTTTCCTGGCATATCTCATTCACCTCTACAAGAAGTTCAAGAATGATGATGTAGTTGCGCCTGAGGATATTCAGGTATATACCAATGAATATCGTGAGGAGAGCAATGCAATCATGCGGTTCTTCGCGGATTGCACGTATTCTGTGGAGCCAGCGGAGGACACTCCCAAGGTGTCGAAGAAGATGCTTACGGCAAAGTTCAAGGAATGGTGGGAGACCAATCGCGGAACGCGCGACTGGCGAGTGGAAGAGATGATCAAGGAAGCGCAAACTAAGTGGGGGGCTTACACCCACGGTGGGTGGAAGTGTTTCCAGCTACGGAATGAGACGGAGTAGGCGTAGGAGCCCTACCGGCGACGGGTGCGGCGGCCCGCCTTTTTCCCGTAACGGTGAGCGGCATACGCGGTGGTTCCAGCGAGGAGCGCATCATCAAGCATGCCGACACCTCCCCGGCGAGACCGGCGGGTGCGACGACCAGCCTTCTTCGCATAGCGGTGGGCAGCATAGGCGGCAGTTCCGGCGAGGAGGGCATCATCGACCATGCCTACACCTCCGCGGCGCCCACGACGACGACGACCACCCACAGGGGGCAGAGCCGCAGAAGGAACGGGCGCGGGGGCGGACTCAGATGATCCAAAGGGCCACCACGAGGACTTCTTGGCGGGGGGAGGGGCGGGGGCATAGGCGGGAGGAGGAGCGTTCATGATTACTTATATCCGACATTAAATAATGGATACCCGCTTTTGGGGGCCGTCAGGATGGCAATTGCTCCACCTGGTCGTTCATACATCTGAAACCCCCATCCCATTTTTACGCGCGATGAAAGATGCCCTTCCTTGCCGTTTTTGCCGCGAGAGTACGTGCGAGTTTATGAAGAAGGATCCTCCGCACGGAGATCCCGAGAAATGGCTCTACGACTTCCACAACAAGGTGAATGCAAAGCTGCGGGGACAGTGCGAGACGGACAAGCGCGTGATTTGTCCGCCACCCGATCCCGAGTTCGCGGACGTCAAGGCGCACTACGAGATCCTGTCCAAGGAAGCTCCTAGCGCTCCCCCGGGCATGGACTTCCTCTTCTGTATTGCGTTCAATTACGCCCCTGACCGCTACGAGATATACCAGGAGTTTTTCGGAACGCTGGGTGATGTGTATCCTTATGCCCCTCTTCGTAAGATATACCGCGAACATCTGAAACATCTGTCCATGGAATCGCAGCGTGACATTGTTCGGTGGATGTACAGCTTGATGAAAGAGTTGTGCGCCGCCACTGGATCGGAGAGACTTCTCCCATCGATCAAGGGGGTGTATCGGCGTTACGGATATGTCAAGAGTTCGTGCAATCGTGGAAAAACCTGCCGCAACGGCAAGCGGCAGCGCGACCATCGCAAGACGTTCAAGGTGACGCATGCTCGCCTACTTCATTGACCCTGACGAGGAGTCACAATACCATCAAAGCTCCAAGCATAATAATGGCTCTTGTATCCCTTGTTCACAACAAGCTCCCCGATCTCTTCGTATCGTCCATCTTCAAACATCATTTCTACATCGTCTGCCGTCTCCCACCCTTTCTCCCGAATGAGGTGGCTCATCTGATGCCAAATATTATGGAGTGACGCATCCTCAATGACCTTGCGTGTATGATTGACCAAGATATAGCGCCAGCCCATCTTATTTATCTTAGTTCTTACACGTCTTTCTAAACCAGGCGCGAGCTTTAGCGGTCTTCTTGGCTTTATCGACAAGATCGGCGTCGGTGGTATAATGTGTCTTGCCGCACGTCAGCATACTGGCGGCACGAGCATACCCCCACTGCTGCTGCGTCGCCCCTGGACGATGCCCTGTGCGCCACGCCGCCATTCCGCGATTGTAGGATGCCCGGACAATGGGGAGCGGGACGCCGGTGGCTCGAGAGTACGCCTGGAGGCCGTGGGCGTCGGGGAAGGTCTTCTTCCATTCGCGAACATACTTGGAGGTACGTGTTTTGACCCCCTGATCCGTCTTGAATGGAACGTATGCCCTAGGGTCTTTCCACGACATCTTACGACGGCGAGTCGCGGTGCTTTTTCGCTGTTTGTTCTGTTTTCGCGTGAGTCCGCTGAAATACCGCGCAGGCCAGTACATTATCCAGTAGCGGATAGGAACTTTTCAAGCGCGCTCTTGCAAGCATTCTGTTCTGCCTGTTTCTTGGTCGAGGCATTTCCCATCGCCAGAATCTCGCCGTTAGGCTTGCACACTGCCATGGTAAAACCTGCTGCTCCGTCAGGGATCATCTTGTAGATTGGTGTGTATTGGTGGTTCTGCTGGCAGTACTTCTGCATGCGATCTTTGTAGTTATCATCCTCGCGCAAGAGCGTGGGAATATCCAGATGCGTCTCCACCAGATTCACGACAAACTCATTCACGACCTCAAACTTGAACCCTGAATCAATCCAGAGAGCCGCAATAAAGGCTTCTAGAACATCCCCTAGCTTCTCAATGTTCTGTCGCCCGTGCTCGGACTTCATCTCTTCGACATGCTTGGAAATCACAAAGAACTTGTCCAGCCGAAGCTTGTCCCGCGCCAGAGCTCCCAGCGTCTTGTTGCGCACAATGAGTTTGCGCGTATTGGTGAGGAAGCCAGGGGACTCACCGGGATAGCGCTCGCACAGGTAATTCGCCACCGATGCACCCAGCAGGGCATCACCGCGAAACTCTAGTTGCTCATACGACTCGTCCTGGAGATCCATGACCCCGGGAGGACAAGGAGCCAAGACAGCAGGTTCGCCTGTCAATGTCGTATAAGACTCGCGACGCACATACGTCGTGTGAATCATCGCCTTCTGGAAGATCCCAATATCCTTTACCCGGTAACCCTGAATACAGAGGATGTGTTGGACATCGTCTGGAGTCAGAGGAGTATTCTTGGGATTGTACGGGCTGTAAAACTCGGTCGTCATGGCTCTTATATATAGAAGACGCGGTACTTTAAAATGCCTTACATATTATTCTCTTTTGTAAAGTCAATAACACTGTCGAAACTCACGGTCAGCCTCCGCACCTTGCGGTGCCGCCTCAGCCTCTGGAACTCTGCTCTGCCGAACATCCGTCCGCACTATGCCGTGAAGTGTAATAACATGGCACCTATCCTTGCAGAGTTGCAGAGGGGCGGTGTAGGGTTTGATTGTGCCTCAGTCGATGAAATCAACCGGGTGAAACAGGTTGGTGCGACGGCTGCCGATATCATCTACGCCAACCCCTGCAAGTCTCGAAACGAACTCTTCCGCATCCGTAAAGACGCTATTCCCTACATGACTTTCGACAGTCTCCCCGAACTCATGAAAATAACAGATGAAGCACCAAAAACTAAACCTATTCTTCGTATTTTTGTAGATGACAAGGGCGATGCCCGAATCCCCCTCAACAAGAAGTTCGGGTTCCGTCTAGAAGATATTGAAGAACTTATCTATCACGAACCCCGTTTTCATATTTATGGTCTTGCATTCCACGTCGGCAGCGATTGCACGTCGGTGCGCGCCTACCAATCTGCCTTTGATACCGTAAAGCAGTACATCGATATCTTCAAGGCTCATAAGCAGGTCTTTACCCCTGAGCTCCTGGATATTGGCGGAGGATTCTCGGGCAGCTCGGAGCACAACTCCTTCTTCCGCGACGATCTTGCGCCAGTGATCCGTGATCAGGTAGAATCCCTACCCTTCAAAAAGACCATCTCTGAGCCGGGCAGGTTCTTCGCATCCGAGACTTGTACTCTACGGGTTCCGGTGATTGGAAAGAAGAGAGGAAGTATTACTATCGATGAATCAGTGTATGGTATTTTCTCAGGTGTGCTCTTTGACGGGTTCAAGCCCACGTTTCGGTGTATCACGCGCAAGCCTTACACATCCTATGAGAAATTTACGATATTTGGACGCACATGTGATTCGGCCGACGTCATTGCAAAAGATGTGTGGCTGCCGAAAGAGATCGACGATACAGACATCCTTGAAGTAGAGAATATTGGAGCATACTCGTGGGTCAGTGCCTCCGAGTTCAACGGGTTTCAGCTACCTGAGATTAATGTTTCCGAGAGCGCTTGCCCCCACGCTTCTTCGTGAAGTACGAGTACAGACCCAGAGCCGTACCGCTGAGGAGCAGATCGCCCAGCATCGAGCCTCCGCGGTGCTTACGACGACGAGCGCCCGTCTTACCCGCAGACGAAGCATCGGATAGAGGCATCGGCGACAGCTGACCTCCCTTCTTCGCCTTGCGGGTGCGGCGTCCGCCCGAGCAGCCACATCCCTGTCCTCCAGTATATTTTGCGGGGGGTGTCATCTTTTCCATGGTGTGTTTGTCTATCACCGCGTTAATTTTTGGATAACGTAGCGATGATGAATCAACTCTTCATCGTCGAGGTCTGGGATATCCCTGTACTTTGGCTGAATCCAACGCGCAAAGGCATCAAACGACAGCGATGCGCACATTTCTTCCGCAGAGGTCAATTTCTGCCCAATAGAATACCCATCCCGTTCCCAGCGACTCCAGTACCGCTGAATGACTGGCAACAGAATCTCTTCAACAGCAGCCGGATATCTATCCGTCTGCTCATGAACGATGATATCGCAAAGAGGACACATGGTAGCAAAAAACTGACATCCAGTCTTGATATGACTTAACCGTTCGTGAAAGTCGCGAAACTCCTTGACAATCTTATCGTGAGTGCGAGTGCTCATAGATCCTGTCACAGAACTGCCGATAGAAGAGTGGTTTGTACTTCTTAAAGTCTGGGCGCAGTAAGTTCTTTTCAGCAAGGACCTGCTCAATCTCTAGAAAAAGAGACTTCACCTCGTCCTCATGCAACTGCCCATCCCGCGTCTCGGTATTCAACCACTTAAGGACTTCCCGCTCCGTCGTCATTGTTGTCTAGAGGCATCATCCGCGTAAAGGCGAACTCTTTCGCAACCATGTCCTTCTTCTTGCGATCCACAATAAACTTGTAGCATCCATCTGCGTTGGGACCTGCATGGGTCTTGAAGTACTCATCGATGTGTCCCTGCAGCTCGCGGGCACCCATGGACCAAGGCTTGTTCCACGTCTCGGGACGCTGGATGCGGATATAGGAACCATCGTCGGCAATCTCCAGCTTGTAGATATGTGCAAAGTTCTGCCGACGAAGGATATCGCTCATCTCATTTTCGACAAACTTCTTGTTCTCGCGGAGCTTATGAATCTCCTTGTTGATCTCCTTCAGCTTGTCGTCGATGGCACGGTAGTTGCGGACAGCCTTCACGAGGTCGCGCTGATCAATGCTCATTCTGGTGTATGATACCTCTCCTCCCCTGAAAAAGAAAGATCCGTTTTGAACAACAGATGGACCCGCGGGAAGTCGATAAACTGCGGATAGCGTACAACAAGGAACATCCTCACGAGCCTCCTATCAAAAAGACCGAAACTGCGTGGAAGGAAATTACGAGTCGTCTAAAGAGCGTGTGTGACGCAGGAACTCCCGAATGTGTGGTTCATGCACTGGTAAAACGCCCCGCTGCTCCCAACTCGTGGAAAGTGAATAGTGAAGAATGGCTATCCTCGGACGATATCGATAAGTCACAGAAGTATTATCAAGAGCTGATTCCCGATTACTATTATGTCGGTACAGTTCCTATCGACTTTGACCTGCACAAGAAGACGGGAGAGTGTCTCGTAAATTCCCTGTGCAGTCTGAGTATTTCAGAGCTCTACAAGAAAGGGTATCGCCGGATTGGTATTGTGTTCAATACGGATCCCCACGACGGACCGGGCGAACACTGGATTGCTGGATTTGCTGATATTCGTCCTGAACTAGAGTACCCTCAGATGACCTACTTTGATTCGTATGCTCGTGCGCCCGAGAAGGAAGTCAAACGTCTTATGGAACGCTGGAAGGGTCAGATCGATGCCCTAAAAATTCATCCGCAGCCTATGAAGTTGTTCTATAACAACACGCGTCACCAGTACAAGGGATCTCAGTGTGGAATGTACTGTATCTACTTCTTACACTGCTCGCTGTTTGATATCCCGATGGACGAGAAGGTTCCCGACGATGTCATCAAACTGATGCGCCCGCTGTTCTTTGAGTATAAGAATTCGCGCAAGTAAGAGTAATGGAGTGGTCAGAGTGGCTGAGTCGTATCCCTGTACTCATGCTTGTCGGCGGAGCACTGCTCGTTGTCTCTCTGGTAACCTACTTCTTTGTGATCCACTTGAACGGAAATGTCCCCGGGAGCGATGTTCTCACCAAGAACCTCAATATCTACGCTGATCTCATTAAGCCTACGCCTCTAGCCTGCCCCAACAAGGATACGCTATGCGACTACTATATGGCATCATCGGGATACACGATTCTCCCTGCGACGACCGTCTATACGTATATTACCCCCAAGGCAATTGAAAAGGTAATTCGCGCGGGTAGCCGTCTAGTTGAGCTCCATATCTACGAAGTGAATAAGAAGCCAGTTGTGGGTGTAGGAAGCAAAAAGACTCTGAAGATGCTGACCTACAACACTCTGCCGTTCGAGGACTGCTGCACGGAGATTGCCAATTCAGCATTTAGTGCAGACGTAACAGCAGGATATAAGAACCCCTTTGTTGTTAGCATCGTCTTCCACACCAACAACACGGCTCTCATCAACGAGTGTGCAGATATTATGAAGACCACCCTGCGCAAGTTCATGCTGAGTTCGTCATACAGCTTCCAGCGCAAGAATCTGGCGGTGGAGCCGATCTGCAATCTGATGGGCAAGCTAATTGTCACATCCGACGATGCCACCAAGGGCAACGGAATGGAAGAGCTGGTGAATATCTCGTGGTCGTCGTCGCGCATGCGTCGC